CCACTAGTCTGCAAGCGACCACCGACCACGATCCTAATCGCGTTAATCAAACACCAATCCTGTTTGCCCGTTTTTGTACGATATATTGCGAGCTGATTGTTGTAATGCCATCTAAAGCTGTATAGCGAGCGTAAAAAAGAATACCATTAGCATTGGTTTCTGTTGCTGTTGCACGTTTCCATGTAACACCATCGATGACTGATGGTGTCGATGTTTCGGAATTTACAATTCTAGTTCCAGCCCAATATACGTTAAGTAGGTTAGTTGAATATAACCACCGATTCGTTCTCTGCTCAAACACCTGCAAGCCCAAAGGCTCGCCTGTTGCGGGGTCGTAGACAGGAACGGCAGGAGTACCCGCAGGATAAGTCACCAAATCCTTACGCTGATTAAACGCTGTTTCGTTNGTGGCGCGNGTNAANGTNACNAAATCAAGCAGGTTAANCGCNNNNCCATCAGCGACATAGCCGTTATAAGCAAAGTTCAGGTTCAGGCTAGAGTCATCACTTGTGGCGGCTTTCAGAGCAGACACGATAGCTTTGTTTTCTGCTGGAGAGAAAGCATCTACCCATGCTGTGGTGTTAAGGTCATAGATGCGCATACGCTTCAGTGCTGTGTTCCAATACAAAGCACCGTCTAGTAAAGCGTTACCATCGTTATCTAAAGCGGGGTCTGAGGCTTTATCGCCTAAGTACCTATCATCAAACTGGTCGTAACTGGATGCTGCTGCTGTTGCACTATTAGCTGCTGCGGTTGCTGAACCAGAGGCTGCTGTTGCATTATCTGCTGCTGCAGTAGCGCTGTTAGCTGCGGCAGTAGCACTTGCGGCTGCGGTTGCTGCATCGGCTGCTACTGCCGCTTCTAAATCAGCTTGTATGGCCGTGACCGCTGATTTTTTAAGTAAGTCAAACTGTTGTACGCCTGACATATGTTACCCCTTATTGAGTGTATAATTCTAAGATCACAGAGTCGTAACCAGATAAACTTTCTGATACTAATACCTGTGTGCCAATGCCGACTTTAACCGATATATCATCTTGTGTGATATAGTGGAATAAATATGACTGCAAATAATCCTTAGCTTCTAGTGCATCTTGTGCATTAGATAATGATTCGTTAGCTTTTTCAGTTGCTGTAGCTGCACCAGCTAATGCTTGTTGGGCATATGTATTAGCGGAATTCGCACTGGATGCTGCTGCTGTAGCACTAGCCTCTGCTTCATCTGCACTGTTAGCAGCTGCTGTAGCACTTGAAGCCGCTGCCTGTGATGAAAATTCACTGGCCACTGGCCACCAAGTATTATTATAAACTTCCATTCTATTACTGGGCGTATTGAAATATATAGCGCCCACTTGCAAAGGAGCACCATCATTGTCCACCAATGGTGCAGAAGATTTAGGACCTAAATATCGATCGTCGAAATCATCATAGATATCCGCAGCCAAAGTAGCGCTATCGGATGCTGCAGTTGCACTATTGGCAGAAGCGGTTGCGCTATCGGATGCTGCAGTTGCACTATTGGCAGAAGCGGTTGCGCTATCAGCTGCGTCGGTCTTATTGGCTTCTGTTTCAGATATAGCGTTGTCTAAATATGCTCTAGTCGGTATTGATTTATTCTGGTCTGTCGGTGTAGTGGACACCACCTTGTACAAATCTAATGCGGACTCTGTGTCTGGGGACACTAACCAGAAAAATTTATCATTGGGCAGCGATAAAGCTTCATATATGTTGGAGTATATACCACCAAAATTAGTGGCTTGATCTGCGGAAGTTTGCGCTAAATCAGAAGCATCTAAAATTTGTTGGGCTAATATCAAATCAGATGATATCGCTAGTGAATCAACATAGGCTACGTTTGCAACATCGTTGATTGAGACAGGATTAGATACATTAGATATGCGTTTACCAGTAGCATCCCATTGATCGTATCCCTTAGATTTCTTTAATACTTCGCCATCTTGCGCTTGTTGTGCTGTCATAGCCAACAGATCAAGAGCGCGTTCATGTGTTTCAGCAGGGAACGCATCATATGGATTGTAATCAGTGAGTTGTGTCGCTGGCACAGAACGTTCCAAATGCACAACGGTACTATTTGGTGGGTTTACAATGAATGTCACTTGCCCACTAGAATCACCTACACCTGATATGGTATAGCCAGAGGATTGTAATTCGCCATTTAAGTACACTTTAATATGTGATTCGTCGTAGACTTTAAACGGGTAAGCAAATGACGAAGTTACACCGTTTGCTATATAAGTACTCTTGAATTGCGTACTAGAAACTGTCATAAATCACCTATAAATTAGGGGTTGAACCACCGCCAACTTGATTAAACATTTCGGCCATTTGTTCTTCTATTTGATCATATCCTTTACGCAAAACAAAATGATTTTGCATTGGCATCAATCTTCTGATGGCTTTGGCTCTCTGTTCTGCACTGGTCTGCGAATTTGGAATCCGTAAGAGATTGTTAACCAATCCACCAGTTGGACCCATTACTCTGCTCAATCCGTCATGTTGGTAGAACATGCCTTCATCACTCAATGGGCTTACGCCTGTGAGACCAGTGGCCGCATTCAATAATTGAGCGGAATATCCAGCCAACCCAGTATTCGAAATAGCTTCAGCCAACACTATTGCTGGATCTGAAGACGGTTCTTTACCAGCCATAGCCTGTTTCATGTAATAAACACCAGCGCCTAGGCCTAAGTGCATCGTTATTTCCATCCAAGGTCTAAAACCTTTTTCTTGCATCAACGGCAGAGACATCTTATTAGTGGCCGACATGACAAATGACATAAATTGGAATAACGTCTTGCCGACTTCAGTGGTCATAAACAAGGGCTTATCACCAACAGACGGAGTAACGATAACTGAATCAGCTTCGCGTATGGCTGTTGCTTCGATAGACTCTATTAAATCTTTGTTGGACCATCTATCTATATTCAAGTTCCACATACCACTTTCTTTAGTGCCGTGTAACTGCAGTTCCTTACGAGCCTCTTCTATGGCTTTATCAGTCATACCTAAAGATTTTAGGACGGCAGTATCGTTACTATTAAGTGCTACAGCTAATTTATCAGAGAATAGGTAGCCTACCACAGTCTTAAATGTTGAGTTCCAATGTTTAGAACCTGATGCTAACATAACTGCTTCGGCAGCTTTATGAGAATATTTATCAGCTCTGGTGTATACTACACCGTCTTCCACTTCAGTGACATGTGACAATCTATAAGCCGACGCACGTTCCATAGCTGATGCAATTTTCGCTAATTCTATTTTTTGGTAAATTGCTGCGTGATAATTCTCTACTAAAAGCACTTTTAACAAATGCTCTTGCGAATTTGATGCCGCCGTGGTACGTAATGACTCTGGCTAAATCGGGTATGGACGAAATTACAATGTTGGATAAAGAAGCGACTATGTTCCATGAACGAGCAGAGCGTAGAGCCGACAACACACCTCTATTTTCTGGGTTCATCCAACTTGCTTCTTGATTCATATTCAGCAATCTGTCGCGCATTACTTCAATATCACGGACATTAGATTCTAATTCACGAATGAGCTTGTCGCGTGAGCGAATGAGTTTATTTTTAGTTTGTCCTTTTACTTCGTCTATCTTCTGGTCGATAGACGTTATCTTCATCGAAAATTGATCCCTGATTTTAAAAATGGATGATGCTAAAGTAAAATCGCCATCACCGTCACCGAACATTTCAGCCATTCTAACACGGGGCGACAAAGATTTAACATATCCGTTAATCAAATTCTCCCAATCCATGACTAAGAAATCTTCTAGGAATTCGTCCTTTACGTCGACTCTCTGTTTAAGCATCGCTGCACCAGACGGCCCGACTTCAAAATGCAATTCGCCATCATACAAATTTATGACCTTATCGTATATGTCGTTGGCTACACTATATAACTCTAAGTCGTCAAGGGGTTCTTGCCCCAACCTTTCCCTCTGTTCTCTTATCCCTAACATCCATGCTTTTTTAAAGCCCTCTGGATTATTGCGAGCCATATTCAGGTCATAACGTCTTGTCATGTAGGATTGAGCAGTAGTTGTTTCTAAAGGAGCTTTGACAGTATCTCCACTATCACCTATTTTTGTGGTGTAAGTACCGTTAAGATTTGCTTCATATGCTTTATTCCACAATTCGTCCATTTCTTTACGTAGACGTTGGGCAGCTTTAGCTATTAATGGGTCTGGAGATTGGTCTCCTCTTCTCATTGATCTTACTACTAAACGACTGAAATCGCGCCCACTTTGTCCAGTTTTATTAGCCCATTCTGCTTGTATAGACCTGACTTCGCTAATAGCAATGTTAAATTTAGCATAGTCTCTTTTTATCATTGATTCGACTGACGTAGGGGAATAATCTCCGTCTATCTTAATGTTCTTCTCTATAAGTTTATGTGTCAACGCTCTGATACTGGCCAGTGGTGATTGTATTAATCTACCAAGAGGAGTGGCTCTAACCAATAATGCGGCAAGTCTCGACAGTGGACCATTTAGTGCTACCTCTGCTGATGTTTGTTCAACTGCCATAGCACCCACAGAGCTTGGGCCATTTGCTGTCATTCTGGGCATCTGCACATCATCAAAAATTGACTCAAATGGTATTTGATCAGTTTCAAGTATGTCGTATATGCCTTCATCTGCGACATCAGTCTCATACGCTCTGGTTGAACGTGGAACATCGAACAGCATATAAGAATCTGATGCTGGTCCGCCCATGGCAGACAATTCATCACTATACACTAGACCATCGAACCCATAATCTTTTAGGAATGTCTTGATTGCATCGTCAGTATCAGCGAGTTTAGCTACTTCGTCAACATCAAATCCAGCGTGGACTAATTTTACTTTCATTTGTTCTGGTGAGAACGATCCAGTGTCCAAGAACCAATCTTGGAATTCATCTTCATCAGCAAATTTGTAGCCTAGACTTTCTGCGATGGGCATCATGTCAGCTACCTCTTCTTCTGGTACATCCACAGTACGTAGATAATTACCAGCTGGTAAAGGTACTTCATGTAATACTACACGAGGACTGTCCGTCTCACCTTCGTCACTGAAGCGTCTACCCATGTTATAAGCAACAGTTTGGACGGAGCTAGTATGTAGACCCATTTCACGATGTCTTGCATCTTCCGATAATCTCTGGGTTCTACCGTGATACGTCACAGTGCCTTCCTCTACCTTTTCAACCTGAACGGATTTAGGAGGTTCTCTCTTCGCTACGGTCGGGGCGTCGATACCCTCGGCATCGTCTCCACGAACGGGAGCGGGTGCTAAATCCGCCTGTTGTTGGATTTCCGCCGTTCTTTGTGGGGTAACGGGGGCATCGTCACCGTCTATCATCTGTTTTAGTATAGCATCTCGTTGGTTTCGAGTCAAGTATCCGATAGCTGAACCCAAAGCACCTGTGATCAGAGCCGACCCAATAGAGTTAGCTAGTGATTCTTCTACAGTTCTTGTGTCTTGTGTTTGGTGCAAAGCCATCTCTGTGACTACTGCAGAACTAGCAGCATAGCCCATCATCTTGGCTACTGTGGTTTCTCTTGCCACTGGTATTAATAGCGTAGCTAAATTTATAGGGTCTGTTACACCAGCGGCCATACTAGCTATGAACCCTTCGACAGGAGACTCCGCTAAGACTTGTCTATCTTGCATTTCACGTTTTATACGTTCTTTGATTAATGAGGTTTGCTGTGGGCTATTAGATTCGACAAACAATTCAGCAAATGGCTCAAACCCGTCAATATCGGTAGTACCATCTTCGAATTGATTGAAAGGATTATAGCCCTCAACATCTTGGAATTGGGGCATGGGTTCTCTAGCAAACCAAGATATCACGGAATTTTCTGTTCTGAAAGCTGCCGACCAGACATCAGATGATCCAGCATTCTTAGCTTCATTATATTTAATCAAGTCTGAATCGCGAGAAATCGCATCTTGTTTCATGCGCTCTAAATTCTCGGCATAAGATAGGGATTGCTCCAATTGGGGTCTGATTTGGAGTTCAGGAGACGTCTTAGGTAAAGGGGCGGCATATCTACTCGTACCTATATCGCCGACGGGCGTGACGGCCTCGTTGGAGGTATCCTCTGGTGTATTCACGGTACTGGTCGAACTGCCATTAACTATGATCATAATTATCTCTCAAAAGGCATATTGCTAGCACGATCCCACATTAAATCTCTCACGCCTTGTTCTAGGCGTTTTTGCTCTTCTTTACGAGATCTTGCTTCTAATATTTCTGCTCTTCTTTGCTGTGCTTCGTCTAAATATCGCTGACGTCTATTATCTGCATTAGACTTGGCATCCCATTCAAATCTCGGTAATTCTTCGATAATGCCGTTTTCTTCGTCCAACACAACATATGCACGATAAGATGGCTTTTCATTTCTATTAATTTGGATGCGTGTAAGTGCGTCAGAGTAGATTTTAACACTATTTGGGCTGATTTTCATGCCTTGGTAATCACTTATTCTTGCTAAGTCTTCTCCATATATTTCGCTTATTGACGAACGTATTTGTTCAGATGGCACTCTAGGCATGTCTCTCATTAACGACCAAGAACCATTTATATCAGTAAGTGACCAACTTTTAGACATTTCAGAGAATGCTTTATTCTGGGCTACAGAAACATTGAATCCAACTGTTGGTAAATATCTCTGCACAAGACTTTCGTATTCCGAAGTCATTATCATAGTCGGCTCTGGGTCGAATACCGACCAAGGTATGTCATATGCAGGGTGTGATGAAATTTGGTCAGCTAACATTTTACTATTAGATTCTTTCATCATCACTGAATTCTTACTTAGAACAGATCTTTCCTGTGGTGTTAATGACTTCCAAGATTCAACCGCAGCCACCGCAGATGTTACATCCATACCTAATCTGACATTGGCTGCCACGTCTTCGATGAAATTTACTTCACCCTCTTTGAAATCTTCTAATGAATTAGGAGCATAGTCCTGTGCTGTAATAAATAATTCCACTGCTTGGCCCAACTGTGGGGAATCAGCTCTATTTGCGGCTCTGAACATGCTAGTTATTTGTGATGGTACTACTTTATAAGTCCTCATCACTTGCATAGCAGAACCCCATGGATCTTCACTTTCTTCCGCTTGTTCTGCATATCGTGCATCTACTGCTGCCCTTAATTCCTTATCTTTGGGGTCTATGCCGACACCTGTACCCGCTAGACGATCTAAGTCAATCATGGCCGCCTGTTCTTTTACTGCATTATTGCGGGAATCCCATATAGCTTTGATCATGGCGGTTCTTGTGCCGCCATCTATATCCTTATTATCGAACAATGTTTGTACATATTGTTCGTCAACCTGCGGGTTGTTCTTAGATATGGCCAGCCAAGCATCAGACACTTTTTCCTGTCTGACTCTTTCAATGTGCTCCATTTCTTTCGCGTTGACTCTGGCTAAATTAGTTTCTAGCGTGTTGGCTTTAGCGAGCCTTTGCGCATCACTTAATGGCATAGCAATTTCGGGGTTTCTTAGATCAGAAATTGCTGATTCAATATCGTCTGGGTCGGCATTGATGTCTAATGCTAATTCATTAAATGGTTGATTAAACGATTCAAACTCGATTCTCTGCAGAGTTTCCGTTCTTAGTATTTCGTCAGGTATAGTGCTGGCCAATTCGGAAGCTAATTCATATTGCTTATTAACAAGCGCAGAATTTACATCTGATTGAGTTTTTTCAATTAAAAATTTAGTCTGGTCGCCCCTGCTTCTAACCAGTCTCTGTACGTATTGTTCATCGGCCACTAGTGTAGTGTCTTGAATCCAACGTTTACGTACTTCTTCATCTTCTATGGTAGTAGATAAGGCTTCTATTTGTTTACTTGTGTATTGGCGATACAAATCAGGAAGCACTTCGTATGACGGTATTTGAGAACGTTGAGTTTCAATGAGTTGCCCATCGTCGCCCATTACCATTTCAGTTCTTCGGATTTGGATATCTTCTGGGATTTCATCTGGTGTTAGATACGATTTGCCACCGTATCTTTCCTCAAATGTTAAGCCAGCGTTAGCCATTGACAAACTGGCTGTACGTTCTTGGTCCTGTATCTTTCTTTGCTTTTCCTGTTCCTTTCTCTGCGCTATGAATGTCACAGTATTAGACACTGAATCAATAGCACCTGCAATAGCTCTACCCACAGACAATTCGCCCTGAACATCTCTTCGTCCAAGACTTTGTACACCAACTTTGACTCTATCGGGTAGTTTCATCTAATCACCTATGTCTTAGGAGGAGTAGGATTCATAAAGCTATACACAGAACCTGCGCCCGACGCCAAAGTACTCATAGCACCAGCAATGCCCGACGCATATGCAGCGTTGCCTTGTCTTCTGGCTATATCTGATCTCATGCTGCCAGATTTTCTCAACCATGCTAATTCACTGGAATGCTCTTTCTTCATCTTATCGATATATGATAATTGAGATTGAGAACCCATACCCGCTCCCGATGCGGCTGCCGATGCGCGTGTACGTGCTTCGACTTCTCGTTGCTCGTTGGCTAAACGTCTAGCCTCCTCCTGCGTTTCTGCGCGTATTGCTGCTTCATTGGCGCGTGAGGCATCTTTAGCTTTATTGGCCGCACTTACTTGCATTATAGTGCTACCAGTCGCTAATCCACCAACAATCCAAGGTAATGCTGCTGCCATTATATTATCCTCGCGTATACGTCCATATCACGGCCACCATATGCCGCAATCATTGTCGATTCTTTTTTCATTCCCAAAACTTTTAGCCATCTGCCATTTTCTTCATTATCGGATAATGCAAATGCTTGTATTCTTTTATATTCCTGACGCGCAATCGTTATCTCAATCATTTTGCGCATTTTCTTTGTGAATGAGAAACCTTTACCTCTGATATCTTCTGATATCTGTGCCCACAAGTGACCAGTTCCTGCCATAAATTGGCTACAGCCAACTACAGCTAAAATAATGTCATTATCTTCGACAGTCCATGCCCACGATTGATCGGCCACTACCATAAATTCGCGTGAATTTGCTACGTGCATTTCATCACCGTATTCATATGGGCGTAACTATCATAATTGGCTTTGCTCTACTTCACTATAAAGACCCGTTACGGTCAGTGGATAAGGCCTGCTGGTCGATACTTTTAATGTATTGTTTTCCGATTCATAACCATTTTCGCTTACTTCCAACAGACCAGTGTATGTTGGTTGTGCGGTATTCATTAGTGTATCTGCCGTTCTAGTCGGTGGCAATACTCCATTAACTTCTGGTAGAACACTGTCGATCAATCTTATGAAATTTCTCAATCTACGTTTTTTATATGGGGCGGTTGACCCGTTGGGGGCTGTATTTTCAATTGGTAAAAATTCCAATAATGATTCGTAAGATAGACCTACTAACACGTCAACGCCTAGTGAATCTATTTCTATCGATCCGCTTACTACCGTTTTAGGCGTTGTTACAGCACCATCTATTACTACCTGTACTTCACGCCCTTCCAAATGATCTAGTCCAGTTAAAGTAGTGCTAGATGGTGATTCAAATCTTACACTAGAGTCTAGATATCCAAAGATATCTGCCTGTTCTAATATCACTTTGTTGTTCCTAATTAGACTTATGAACAAATTAGACCTTGTTCTGTTTTCTAAACGAGCAACAGAAGTGACTTGATCCCCGAAGTCGTGTAGATGGAAACCGATAACAGAACTGAATGACTCAAATGTAGCCCCTATTACATCACCCGTTTCTGTGGCAAACCACATCAATGAATCAGGATTTCTACAGTATGCAATTTCTCTGATGCCTCTATTCAATGTCAAATGTTCCGACATGAATGTTACATCCCTACTCACCCATTTTTGTCTGGTCCATTCGAAATCTGCTGTGTGTATACGTCTTCTGTCTCTAGAGATATATATAACAGATGGGCCTACGGACCAAGCCTTAAACAATGCACCGCCATTGGCTGACTGTTGTTTGATTTCTAAATCAGACGGTGTTATTAAGCCATTTCTTGCTTGGATAGTGAATTCACCATACTCGGTCCCAAATATTAGTGTGTCGCCGCCCTCTATCCATCTGATGCGACCCCGTTTACTGTTTTTTATCGAAATCGAATCGTTGTCTAGTGCACCTACAGTAAAGATTTCGTAGTCAGCTAATGTTTCCGCAGATTTAGAGCTTAGTATTAGTGTGGGTTCGTTTTTAGCACCAGCCCACCACGAACGCCCTTGGTAAAAAGTAAGCGATGTTGGCCAGCTTCCGTCGACCCAATCTTCAGGTGGACTAGTAAATGACACTAAGTCGAATGCCCATCCATCAAACCCATACGTCAATTTGCGTGGTTGTTTTTCTGGAGTCAAAAAATACATGACATCACCATCTGGTGTCATTTGGGTTATAGCATCTTTTATGTCTTGGGTGTTCCAATCATGTACGAATTCTATATCGCCGCCAACAGCACCAGACGCTGGTTCCCTGAATCTAACCTCCTCTATCACCCTAGTATTATATACATCTTCTATTTCACCAGAATCGTTTATTACTAATACGGATATATATAACGTTGAATTAGTTCCAACATTTATATCTGCGTCTACTTCATCTACGAATGAACCAATAGAGGTGGTGTTGTATAATTCGCTGCCCCCAGAGGTAGTACCAACTCTTAATGTAATCTTAGCTTGGTCTCTGGCAAACCTATCGATAGGCATTGTTTCAAACCTGACAGCCAGTTTATATATAGTATTCTGATTTTCAACTGGAATAGTAACTGCTTGAGTTATACCAGCGAAAGTATTTACTAAATTAGGCGCTACTATATGACAATTTCCGCCTGTGAATTGCACTAAGTTGATATTGCCTACTATAGTCCAATCATCGCCTTCGTCGTTGAACGAATTGTTCAATAACACCTGTTGTCCAGCTATGTCACCAGAACTAACCGTACCAACAAGCGTCAGTTTGCCATCGTTGGTTATGACAACTGGTATCCAACCACCTAGGCCAGATGCGTCTGAAGCTTCAAAGTCAAACACCCTGCCATAACTGGCGTCAAATGATTTAATAAATTTAGTACCATCTCTTCTTGCTACTGGGCCTTGTGCTCTGGTCACCATGTTCTTCATGGTTTTTACACCAGCATTATACCCCTCAATATCCGAGCGCGAATACAACTTAGGGGATAATTCCCCTGCTGTAAAGTTCGTCTGCGAATAATTGACTTTAGCCATATCGTCTTCTCGCATTAATCAATCTGCTGGAACGACGACCAACTGATGTCGGTGATGATTGCCTTGCATCAGCCGATCTAGACTCACGTAATTCTAACAAAAAGATGTCATACATTTGTGAGCGTAGATTATTATTAGCTGATATGGACGTAGCAAGTCTCGATGCTAGTAAATGCACTAGAGATGAGACCAATAGAGCAGGCCATAGTGAAATGTCAACAATTCTATGCGTGTATTGGATATAAATTATATCTGAGTCGCATAGAATAATATTTCCTTCTCTGGTCCAATGATGTAATTCCAAACTATCAGCGTCTAATACTGATTGTACCTTAATACATTCATTGGGGATCTGAAATGCGTATTGGTATTTAGCCACTGGTTGTTCAGATAGAGGAGATGCCGACACAGTTCTGGTAGCGAAAATCCAGTCGGCATCATTCAATATTCTATCAATACAACTGTAAACATTCGTTTTACACTGTTTAGCCTCATTGGTTCCGTCGTCAATGCTGGTTATTCTGCTACCGCCCACAAGCCCGATAGCTTGATTGCAAACATCTGTCAATGAGGCCATATATCACCTATGATTTTGGTGGTTCAGGTTGCTTCGGTGGTTCAGGTTGCTTCTGCGTTTGTGGTGGTTCAGGCGGTTTCGGAATGAATTCCTTAACAACATTCACTTCGATACGCAGAACCGAAGAAATATCTTCCGCGTTTTTGCCTTCCGCAAACATCTTTTTGATCATATTCTGATCTAATTTGTTAGCACCTTGTTTCATGATATTATCCTCAATCTCGTTGATGGGTTAGCGGCAACCCGAAGATTGCCGCTAACTATTCATTACAGAGGAGTTACAGTGTCAGCCAAACGAACTCGTACAATATGTTCGTCTTCAACACGTACCGCGCCCATCGTCATGAACGTATATAAACGCCACGCAAATGATAAGGTCGGATCTTCTGCTACTTTAGCTGTGATGTCGCGGTTAACCACGAGACCGATAGCTTTCTTGGTAAAAGCTAAGCAGTCTAATTGACCAGCTGCTGGTGCTAACAAGCGATTTGATACCACCCAATCGAAGCCCATATAATTTGGCAGCACACCGGTGGCTAATGCTTTCGCATTTTGGTAATCACCGCTAGTTACCTGCATGTATTGGAGTAGTTTACGCTGTTGCTTCGGACCGATAACCATGACGATATTTTCGTCTGGATCAACGTCGTTTGACATGAATTTCTCTTGCACTTCATAAGCAGTGTCAAGAGTGATTTCACCAGTACCGTTACCAACTGTTTGACCAGCTGTAAAAGCGGAGGTAGAACCATCGCCATTCAAAGCAGAACCAGTGGCAGCAGAGATGATAACATCATCTACTTGACGACGCATGGCCATAGCAAGGGCAGATGATACGTTGCTGTTTGGATCAACAAGCATTTGGACGATATCTTCTTGTTCTACAGTCTCACCAGCGTGGTATGTACCAGCTAATGCGACGCGACGCGACCATGCTAAATCGGAAGTGGGGGTGGCAGTACGGGCAGAAGTTTTTGCGCTAGCGGCAGCAGTACCTAAACGCTCGAAGTTGTGTTTTTCACCGTTGCTTGAAACTTCAGTGATGAAACGACGCAAACGGCTGTCGCCTTGTTGCGCTAAGTGTCTTAAGTTGCGTTCAAATGTTTGAACATACACATTATCAATTGAGATGGCCATGATTGGCTCCTATATTAAAAGAAGTTGTTGTTTTTAGTCGGACCTTACGGCTACCCGCTTTCAATATGGAACGGACCAAATGGCTACCCGTTTTATAGAGTATATCACATTTGGTCCGTTCTGTCAATCCAGATTTAGCTCGGAATCTGTGCCGTCATACTACTGCGTAGCGAATTTGGATCAGATGAAGCTTTAGGATTAGCCGCCTTTTGTAACTCGATCATTCTACTGATAGCAGATTTATGTTCTGGGTGGTCTGCTTGGAAGAATGGGTGAGCACGATTAGAATAGATTTCGCTAATCTGTGCTTCAGCTTCTGATGGAGTTAATTTACGATTTCCGCCTTGGTCTGAAGCTAGATTAACACCCTCGCCTTTGAAATTATTACTCATACTATACATCCATTTTAGGACATCTGGGCTTACTTGACCTTTTTTAGCCATATCAACAATGATATCGGGGGCTTGGGTAAGTTCCATCATCTTGATCACTTGACTGTTCCGTTCATCAAAAGCGGAACCCCATTCAGCTTTCAATTGCGTTAATTGCTCTTGTGTCTGCTGTTGCTGTTGCTGGACAGTTTGAGCATCTAGCTCCATAACCCTACTGACCATACTCGAAAATTGGTCTTTGGTTAAACCGCTTTCGTGTGCAATTTTGCGCAACACCCCCACACGCTCTTCCGATACATCCACACCTTCTGGTGCTTGCGGTAATTCGTATGCAGTTGGGTCTTCTGGTCTGCCGATAGATTGCAGGAACGCATTCCATTCATCTTGATTTTCTTTGTTGGGCTTAGGCATAAGATTTGGTGCATGTTTTTGTAATTTAGCATAAAACTTGTCCCAATCTTCTTTGCCAGCATTTTCACTCGGCACTCGGATACTAGACCCGATATAAGCCTGTGCATCGGCCCAATTTTTAATAAGACCGTTAATGTCTTTAATACCAGCCGACTTCAGACTTTCGCGAGACTGTTCATCGATGCTGCTGAAGAAGTCTACGGGTTTAGACGCTCCGTCGCCTTCGGGCGGTGTATCGCCACCACTGGTCGGGGGTGTGGTGTCTAGGGGCGCTCCGCCATCGGGGGGCGTACTCGCGGGTGCTCCGCCACCACCAGCGCCACCATCTGGCGGTACTTCGTCCATAAAAAATCGTGCAAAGGGATGTTTAAATTTCATGTCTGAACTCCATTAGTGTGCGTATGAAATGATAGAAATCCCTTCTGGCCGCATTATGCGCGAGCATCATAGGATCGCTACTAAATAACTGGTCGGGTTCGGCATATTTTTCAATATGTTTCAATACTTCCTTACCCTCATCAGTGCTAAACACCTTTTTGAATAGAGCGGCTTTTCTGGCCAGTTCTCTTTTCAAGGTTTCTTCTTTTTGTTTTTTATCCGCTACGGTCCGCATTACATTTCACCTCCCATGGCTGCTTTAGCTTTGCCTACAGCTTGGCCAGCATCTCCAGCCATCTTAGCTTGCTCCAACATCATCATTTCTTGCTGTTGCTTCTGCTTCTGCTGGCGTATTGCTGCTACTTTTTCATTAGTGCGAACATATTTCATTTCGATATTCAATGTATCAGCTAAACCGCGAGCAATCGCGTCAACGTCAATGATATCCAATACTTCTGGGTTAATTTCTGCAATACCCGCCATGGTCTGCAGCCAACGTTCTGCTTTAGCGGCTTGATCAACCTTTTGTGCCGAAGTCAATGGCCCAACATATTGGATATCTATATCTGCATTACTTAGACCCTCTGGTAATTCTGGTAATTTATTTGCACGAAGTAGGATATAAAACGTGCGTTCCAGCATAGGCGATAGAAAGTCGCTTTGCAGTCTACCCAAGGTCGGGCCTAACAATCTCTGCATCAATTCATAACGTACTTGGACTTCAGTGGCGGTCATGGCGGGGCTTTCTTTCAGCTCAAGCTGGTCGACATAAAAGGCAGAACGAATGGATGAACGCAACTTCTCTGTTTGAAGATCAGCAACATCGAATCTTGCTCTTGACTCATACGGCCATATGTCGTCCTTATTACGAACCACAGTCAAACCGCCAGAGGCTAAGTCTAAATCCGACAACAAACCGCGTTCAGTGACCATTGTAGCTGGGTCTACTACTTTTTCCAATGAGCGCAGGGTCAATTCCACTAATTCGTTCACAGTCAGAATATCTGGCATGGCAACCATCGCAGGGCTGTGACCCCATTTAGAGGACGAATTCCTGCGCCAACGGGGTATGAATGCTGGCATTTCATAATATCCGCCTTCATTGCCTAACATACTGCAGTCTTTCTGGAGTATGTACTTATAGCCATAAGCTCTATTTTCTGGAGTAGTGATTGTGATTCTGCTGTCGTCTTTTATGTTTTTACGTTTGTACACGCAAAATATCACAGTCATTTTCAAACACGCAGACTCTGGATTTTCTGCCGCATCTTTGATATGTTGTGGCACATTTTCGCCGAATTTTTCAATGATCTGTAGCGGAGTCCAATCTAATTTACGGTAGAAATTAACTATCTTGCCTTTGTGGTCTTCTTCGAAGAACGTCTCTTTGACAGGTATCGAATTGAACACCAACTCCGAATTATCATCAAATACGTCACCATCAATCTCTTCGATGATCACCGAACTACCAAACGAAGCAAGGTCGGTATATGACTCATTTACTTCGAGGTTGAAATTAGAGTCTTGTAGTGCGTGATAGACCCGTTTAGTACATTCTTGAAGCCATTTCTTGAATTCTGCTGACGTGTTGTATTCATCAGTACGAAATCTGAAGTCAAACCATTGGAATGATGGCGATGTCAATGAACCGTGGATAGATGAGGCAAGGGTCTGTACACCCATAATTGCGGTGGAATCATATACATCGCGAAGTCTCCAGTCAACAGAGTTTTCGTGGCTTTCATCGTTGTAAAAATCTCCCCTAAAAGGAACGCAAAATTGTTCAATCAGATCCCATATTACTTCTATAGTGGAGCGTTCTGCATCAAGTACGCCCACCCGTCTAATTATTTCTTTGTTATCCATTACCTTCTCCTCGCGGTTTTAACTTTGAAAGTGGACTTCACTCGTTTCCCGATTGTGGCCGAGCCAGACGCATAATCCCTCCAACCCACTGATAGATATCTCATTGAGTCGGCAATATCCGATGCCCAATCATGTACAGGTATGTCGCGATATCTTTTAGTTTTGTCGTCGAATTCTCTGCGATATGCATATAGGCCATCAATTAGTCTCTGGACTTTCTGCTTGTTGAATTTAGCCACCCGAATCATCGCTCTGGTGGCATCAATACCGTCCTCTCGACTCAACTTGGGCACTAAATCTATTCTTAAACCTAGATTCCACGCTATTTCAACCCTCGTCTTGCCCGTAACCCAATCTGTGTTATCGAAATCATGGGGTCCCCAATGTTCATCGAATATATAACCAGTTTCTTTTAATTCTCGAACATAGAAATCAAGGGGTTTGTTGCGGTTTAAGATCATATCGACAATTATCGGTTTACCGTTGTCGGCTCTTTGGGTTATTAGGATTACTGTTTGATCTCTAAAACCGATATCCCAGAATGTCTGACACGGTTTAGTTGGATCATGCGGAAAGTCTCCTATACGCCCCTGTTGTTCGGCTAGATTTAACTCTGCGGTATAGAATGCACCTTCCATACCCGAATCCCATGAACAGAAAAATTCCTGCTGTATTTTCTCCTCGCTCATGCCCATGTTACGTTCATCTTCGATATGTTCTGGTAATATAATATGTCTACCAGAATCATCGAAAGTATCGTTCACTGTTAATAAAGATGAGTACCACATGGGGTTAGCGTTGCTCATGGCTAAATCATATAATTGTTTCCCGTGGTTTTTACCACGTGGGGTGTATATNAATATAGCCCAACCGCCATTTTCCGCTAAAATTGGACGTAAATAATCCCATGCAGCGGGGTCAGCAATTGAATATTCTGACATGATTACGCCAACGGGGTTGGTTCCGACCAGACTATCGTAGTTGTCAGAACCTACTATTTGATAAATAGAACCGTTTTTGAGGCGAATTTGCATTTCTTGGTCATTTTTACCTGACCGCAATTCCTCTGGGAAAGCTTGGTCGATCATACGTCGACCAAATTTGTCAATACCGTCCCATATTACTTTACGTCCTTGCTTTAGTGTGGGTAACATATGCCATATTGTTCCCACTCTCATTTGGGAGGCTACTGCCGAAAGGTTTAGACAGAACGAATCCTTACCTGCACGTCTGTGCCAAACCAACACGCCCCGTTTGCGATCAAGTCCGCCTTGCAGCATATGTGCGAACACGGGCTGTTGGTAGTGTCTAGCATTCCATTGATTAGGTAGGCTAATTTGTCCCATTGTTATTCTCTATGGTTACACCTTTAGCTTCTTTGATGCCCATAGCACCTAAGTTGATTTGAACCGTTACTGAAGCTGAACTACCAGACCCGTCTGCATAGAAATTAGTTGATTTAGATAGCTCGGTCAAGACTTTAGTCGCGGCAGCAGCATTGAATTCTTTGGCCATAAAACTATAGCCATCTTTACTATTTACTATTGCCACCTCTTCCTCTCCCATTACCATTGGAAGAAGCCGCATCCACTGAAAATTAATAAAATCTCTAGACACAGCCGATCTTTCGGCCATGATTTCCTGCATGTCCTTGAGGAATTCCGCTACTAAAGGCTCTCTCAATAGCTTGATGCCGTGGTTAGCACTAAACCCCGACTTTTGAGCCGCTTCGCGGTGGTTGTAATCTTCTAAGTAGTAATAAACGAATGCCTTTTTTGGCGGCTCTAAATCAGGCCACCCGTTCTCGCGATTTCGAGATATAACCTCTTTCAAATCGCTTAATTTCGTTTGTAAGTTCGGCACGAGTTCTGTCATAATATTTTTGTACCAACCGTTGGTTCAAGGTCATTTCGCGTACTTCCAACTCCATGTCGGATTCCACTACTTTACGACTTACTGGACCTACGGGGTAATCCCATGGTGCTTTCATAAGTCCTCCTATTTTAGCAATTATAGCACACCCCATTCATTTCGTCAATGGTTTTGTGATAAATCACACGCGTACGCGTACGTACGAAAAAAAGACGGGGTGTATATTTCAGTGAATCAGAGCGCAAAGTATAGGTATGCTTTTATTACGAACCAGAGCGCAAAGTATAGGTATATAAGGTAAGATGAATTCCATTGAAGATAGCGGCTTCGCGATTTGCCTTAACTTACACGGGTCCCCCGCGCTTTCGCGGGTGTACGTACGGGTATACGTATGCGCGATCGCGTACAGGTACATGCGCGTGATTGCGCTCGTGCGTTGCGCTCGCGTCGCGTGTTTGCGCGTGATTGCGCTCGTGGGCGCGTTTTTTCGCGATCCGTCGACCTGTCGTTCGTCGCACGACGAGTGCAGCTCGTCGCAGAGCGCTTGCGCTGCTTGTCGTCCTGTGGTACGCTTCGTCCTGTCGATGGCGACGAGCCGAGCACAACGCGAGGCGGCCACACGACACGAGGACACGAACATGAACACACAAACACACCAACACGACGCAAACACCCAAGCAAACGACGCACCTCTGCGCTTTTGGACGGTCGCGGAAGCGCTCTGCGACGGCGGACTCGACGAGGCCGTTGCCCCGTGGCACACGGCGTACCGCACGAAGCACGAAGCGCTGCAGGCCGTTCACGATTCGCTCGTAGCGATCTGGGAAGAGGACGACGACTGGGGCGGACTCGGCAAGGACGACGCCGCAAGGGTCGACTGGGAAGAGAACGCCGACGGAACGCGGCTTGCTGGCTACAACGAGGCCTTCGACCTGTGGTTCTTCGCGACTGCAACCGAGCTGGCTTGAGCACCAACGCCCCCGCAAGGGGGNGAACACACACACACGAGGACACGAACATGAGCACACAAACGCGAGTAATCCAGCTGGTTTTGGACGAATCAACCAAGTACCCGATCGAGGAAACCGCCACCCGCGAGTGGTACGCATGCCTGATCGAAGCTGGCTTGAGCCACAACGACGCGATCCAGCAAATGACCGACCTGACGATCGAGCACATGCGTGAATTCACCGACCTGCGCATCATCAGGCGGGTCGTCCGCGCCTCAATCTGCGAGCTGCTCAAGGACGCATAGGCGAAACGCGGGTGCAAACCCGCGTCCGTACGCTTGGGCATGCGTACGCTGACGAGCCGCCCTGTTCTTTAACAGCCGAATCAACGAATCGCGAACGACGCACACAGCGACTCATGAGCTAAACGCGCACTTGACACGAACGCTCGTGTGTGGTGGATCTCGGAGAAGCGAAGTGAGCGCTCACTAACCCGACGGAGGCTAAACGCACTGTTGCGNACGTCCTCCACGTCCTTCTCTCGGTGCTGTCACGTCCAGCCCAGAAGCCGCGTCGTACGGGGGCTAGTCCACCGTCCCCCACGTCCAGCCTCTCCGAGTCGGGGGGGAGAAGCCACTGGCGAGTGAGGTACTCTCTCTGCTCTAACTCTCTCTTAGAAGGACGTGGAGGACGTGGAGGACGTGCCCCGTGGTACGCGGCCTCTAGCCTAGTCGCCATCTGGACGTGACGTGGACGTGGAGGACGTGCGACAGCATCGCCATTCGTTGATTTAGCTTAGAGCATACTTGACACCATAATGGGGCTGTGTTATAATAGCCCTGCAATCACGGCAATTCCGCCAACAAACGAGGACTTAGACATGACAAACGCAATCGAGAATACCCAAGCAAACGACGCGCCAGAAATGGAGCAAATCGG